TGGGGCGCCGCCCGCGCCGACATCGAGCGCGCCATTCAAGTCGGCCGGCAGAACCGATTGCGCTACGGCAGCGGCCTCGACATCCTCCAGAAGTCGCTCAAGGACGGCAGCCAGCCCGACCTGATTGAATTGTCGAAAAAGCGCAGCATGCGGATTTATTGATGTCGCTGCGCATCCCCACCGACAAGCAAATGCTCATCGACTGGTCGCGCGAGACGGTGGACGAGTGCATGGCGTCGGCCGACGACCGCGGCCTGATCTACACCCGCGCGACGCAGTATTACTATCAGGGCAGCTTCGACACCCGCGCCGCAATATTCAATAAAATCCGGCCGTTTGTCGACCGCTTGGCCGGCTTTCTGATGCAGCCGACCGATGTGCGGTTTCAGGTCTTGTATGACAGCGGCGAGCCGGCGGACGTGCTCGACCGCGCGCAACTGGTCGGCGAGAAGCTCTCGGCCGACTTCAAGCAGACGAATTCCGACGTGCAGTTTGCCGAGGCGGTGGTTTGGGCGCTGATTAACGGCTGTCAAATCCTAAAGATCGCCCCCGATTCGCCGCACGGCCAGTCGTTTCGCATTACGCCCATCCACCCGCAGAATTTCGGCGTGCTCTCGGAAACCGTGCTGGATTTGGAAGAACAGGAGTGCGTCTGCCACGTCTCGTTTCCCACCGTGTCGCGTCTGCGGGCGATGCTGGAGGAAATCAACCACCCGGACCGGCGTGAGATCATCGCCACGTTGATGGAGGCGCGCGAGAGCGAGCGCGACGAGGAAACGCCGAGCTACTTTCACCAAATGATCATCGGAGGTTTGAACCCGGTCGGGACGGGGGACGCTTCCAATGCGCCGCAAGCCGCGGGGATCGTGAACGTGTTTCCCGTTCCGACCCCGTGGCGGGCGCGCCGGCGCATCAGTCGAACCGTGCGCTTCTGCGAGTTGTGGGTGCGGGACCGCGACAGCAAGGACCCCTACAGCGTCATTCAGATGGTCTACCCCGACATTCTGATCGAGGGCCAGAACACCCGGCGCAACATCGGCAAAATCCCCGGCCGGCTGCCGTTCACCAAGATACAGGGACAGGTGACGCCGGGATATTTCTGGGGACGCAGCGTCATCTCCGACGTGCAGATGCTGCAAGACGTGTTGAACAAGCGGCTCAGAGACATCGCCGTGATGTGGGACCGCAACGCCGCGGCACCGCAAGTGTTCTCCGGTTTCACCTCAGTGACCGAAGAAACATATTGGAAGATCATATCAGAAGGAGGTTTTATTGCAGACCCGAATCCAAACGCAAAGGCACAAAAACTCGTTGAGCCGCCGCCGCAAGGCTACCTCGAAGAACTGGAGTTCTTATGGAAGTTATTTGATGAGGCAAGCGGATTTACCCCTATCATGGGGGGACAAGGCGAGCCGGGTGTTCGCGCCGGGGTCCACGCGCAGACTCTTGTACGAACCTCTAGCCCCCGTCTCATCGACCAAGCCGCCCGCATCGAAAGACAGCTAGCCGACACCGGCTACCGCGCCTTTCGCATCATGCAGGCGATGGACCCGTCGGTGTACCGCACCGACAACGGTGTCGAGTTTCGCTTGCTGCAACTCCCCGAAGATTTTCAGGTGCAGGTCGATTCGCACAGCGCCAGCCCGGCCTTTGCCGAGGACAACCGGCAGCTGGCCATCGCGCTTGCGCGCGCTGGCGCCATCGACAGCGAGGATTTGATCCACCTCCTGCACCCGCCGGGCGCGGAATTGTTGTTGACGCGCTTGCGGCAGCGGCAGAAGGCGCAGGCGCAAGCGGCGCAGCAACAGCATCAGGAAGAATTACTGCGCGACGTCATCGGTCTGCCGCAGCATGGCCGGCAGCAACATGGCGGCGGCGGTTCCCGACACCGATAAAACAACAAAAAGTTTCATCAAATAGAGATTGTTGCAAAATAATGGCGCGTCGATAGTTTCGCTGCCAATAGACCGTTTACGGTCGTGGAACGACCTAATGGCTAACGGCGACGTCGATGCCGGCGCGTCGGTTGCAAACCCGCCGCCCGACCCCGGAGCGGGACCGCAAGGTCCGCCCGGCCAGCCGCCCGGCCCGCCAGATATGAGCGGAAGTCCGGTTCTTGCGGCGCTGAGCAAACAACAACCGCCGGTCACGGCGCCGGGTGCCGGCGACACCGCGAACTCGCTCATGCAAGTGAAAATGGCCTCCGACATGATGACCAAGGCGCTGCCCGGCCTCGCCGGCACGCCGGCCTATCGGGAGGTGTTGCGGTTTCTGGAACGCATGGCGCGGTTTCTGCCGCAGGGACAGCCGACCGCGGGCTCACAGCAAATCGCGTTTCAGGATGCCGGCCGGCAGACCGTGCGCAACCAAGCCATGCAGAAAATCATGCAGATGATGAGCGACGGCGGCCAACCCGGCGGCGGCCCACCCGGCGGCGGAATGGGCGGCCCGCCGGCGCCGATGCCGTCGACACCATTCCCCGGAGCGTAGCAAATGGCACAGAACCGATCATACGACCCGCCGATTCAAGCACCTCCTGAAACTCCACCGCGGACCGCGCTGCAAGTCGATACGCAAGCGGAAATAAGCGAGTGGGGCGCAATCCCCAAGGTCGTGCCGCGACCGGAAGGCGGCGTGCCGCTGCAACCAAATATCATCGGTAAAACAAATACGGCGTAGCGGGCATGGCGCGGCAAATCTCCGACGAGGAATACCAGTTTTTGCAGAATAGGCGGCAGGTCGCCGATTTTGTTGAATCGATCTACAACGACCCGCAATACGCCAAGGAAGCAAAACGCCTCATCAAGAAAAAATATCCGAACTTGCAAATCCCCGACTACGACGTCGAGGAAGCGGTGAACCTGCGGCTCGATCACGAAAAGCGCGAGCGCGACGACGCGGAAGCGAAGAAGCGGGCGGACGAAGAAGAAAAGACGTGGAAACAGTCGCGCGAGGAAACACAAAAAAAATACAAGTTCACCGACGAGGCGATGGGGCGGTTAGAGAAACTGATGAAGGACCGCTACATCGGCGACTACGAGGTGGCGGCGTCGTATTTCGCCGCGCAGGAACCGCAAGCGGCGGAACCAACCTACGACGGGCTTTGGCACCACGACAAAACAGAGGGCTTCGCGGAGATCGCGAAAGACCCCGAAAGCTGGGGAAGGAGCGAACTCCTGCGCGCGTTCCGCGGAGAGGAACAGCGCCTTAAGAGTTCACGTTAGACACCCTAGCCTAAGGTACTGAAATCATGCCAATTTTAGGAGCTGGCCTTATCCCGTCGGGTCCGGTGGGTTTTGAATTGGAGGCCACGGTTCGCAGAGTATTCGCGCAAATGTGCGTTATTCTGATCTATCGGCAGAACCCACTTTTGGCCCTTTTACTTAGAAATGCAATCCGAGCGAGTGGCGGTGTTTCACCGTACACGCAGCCCGTGCAGACGGGCCAATACGTGCACTCTAGCTGGATCGGGCCGGCCGGAAATTTTGATATACCTCCCGACATCGCCGCGACCGTCAATGCAGAATTCAACTTATGCGCGTTAGCGACGCCTGTTACAACTATGGGGTTGGAACAGTTGGTCACGCAGGACGCCATTGCGGTCGTTTCCCGGTTGATGCTCAAGTTGAACGACCTCAAAAACTCAGCATTGAATTCGCTCTCCCAAGCATTGTTTGGCACCAACGGCGCCGCGGCGGGCACACCCAATGTATTACAGATGTTCGGACTGCTCGATGCTTACAACAATACTGGAGTGTATGGCGGTCTGGATCGTGCAACTTATCCTGGCTGGCAGGGGCTTGTGGTCCCCGCGGCCGGCAACGTCCTGACCCGCGCCGCCTTCATCCCGCTCTTGCTGCGTGCGGTGAAGAACAGCGGCGGCGAGGCCCTCGATTTCGTGGTTTGCAGCGTCGAGGACTGGACAACGCTGCTCACCGACTTTTTGGCCCTCGAACGGTTCAACAACGACCCGTCGAGCCGGTGGGGTAAGGATGATCCAGTAAATAGTGGCTTCCGCGGACTATTACTCGGGGATACCCCAATATTTTTCGACCTCAATTGCCCCCAAGGGCTGGCTATAGGGTTTAATTCGCGATATATTACTTTGGTTATACATGAAGATGCGAATTTTTCGTGGACCGGTTGGTATAGCACGATCCCGCAAGGTCAAATTGCTTCGGTTGGATTGACTTTAACTGCACTTAATCTTGTGTGCAGCAAGCCGTCTACTGGAATTTTGATCCAGGGCATAACCGGTGGGCAAGCCGGCTTCCCGGCCGGGCCGCCGCCGCTGCCGACCGCCACCACTGCAAGCGTCACCCACGAGGGACCGGTGCCGACCGTCGCCGGCCGCCGGCAACAACGCCCAGCCGTGGCGAGTTCGCCTGAATGAGCATGATGCTTCCCGTTACCACGGACCCGCCGGGCCATGTTGGCGCCTGGGCATCCCCTTATGGACGGCCGCGCACCATCGAATTGCGGCGGCACAACGGACATTATGTATTGCCGAAAGGCGTCTGGATGGTGAGGACCGGGCCTAACCGGGTCGAGTTGCTCATCCGCGACCGAGACTGGTGGGACGACCTACACCGTGCGCCGGGAACAGGTCTGATCCGGCCCGGTCCTCGCCCCCGTAAACCGCCGCCGCCGTGTCCGCCCAGCCCGTGTCCGCCGGAACCCGGCCACAACTCCGACGACCGGCTCGAACTCGTGCGCATGAACCATACCGGCGTCGTCTTTGCTGACGGCATGAATGCGGTCATCACCGGCGCCGGCGACGCGCTCATTATAAAGGTGCGCTGATGAGCGATACCGGCCCGACCCCGCCGGAACCGGGCGACACTGGCGGCCCAATCGTCTGGTGGGGCACCGGTCCGCAAGAGGATCGCATCAAGATGGAGGACGGGCCCGGCATCGACCTCTTTCTGCCTCCGTGGACCACCATCGGCACCGGAACCTGGGGCGGCATTGGCGGCCCGCCACCCGCCGGCACCGGGCTCAACGGCGCCGAAGGCGGTGGCGGTGGCGGACCGACGGTCAACGACCGCGGCACCTTCACATTGTGGACCGACGCCGCCGTCGAGATCGAAGCCAACGGCGTGACCGCCGACGATCAATTCACCATCGAGCAAGACCCGAACTCCGGCACCTGGATTTATGTCGGCGCCACCGTCGCGCCCGGCACCAGCGGCTGGGAATTCGACGGTCTGGATTGGCAGGAAGCCGCAACGCCAAGCGCGTCCGCTGCACGAGCTAAAGAGCCGCGTCGCCGGAAAAGGTGACCATGCTCAAGCAATACGTCAGCGAGGTGCAGAACTTACTTAATGACCAGGGCGGTCAGTTCTTCCAGGCGTCAACCTTACAAAATTACATCAATCGTTCGCGTCGGCGCGTGGCCGCGGTGTCCGGCTGCATCCGCGCGGTGCCGGCCGGCACCGTAACCGTGCGCGGCCAGGAAATCTACCCGTTCAGCCACTGGATCAGCTTGTGCCAGGGGGCGATGCCCGGCGTCGAGTCGATCCTTTCGTGCCGCTCGCTCGCGGTTGCCATCGGCGGGCGCTGGGAACGCGGCGAGATCGTCGGCGGCGGCTGGAAGCCGCTCTGGCGAAAAATTCCATGGACCGACTTTCAGGCGCGCTTCCGGGTGTTCAACCGCACCTTCTACGGCACGATTTCCGAGCCCGGATGGTTTGCGCAGTACGGCGAAGGGCCGGCGGGTAAACTTTATTTGGCACCGATTCCGTCGCAAACCCAACCGTTAGAAGTTGATTTAACGTTGATCCCTTCGCCGTTGTTAAATGATAACGATCCAGAAGTCATTCCTTATCCCTGGATCGATGCGGTGTCTTATTGGGCCGCGGTGTTGTGCCTACTTCAGCAACAACGCCGCGAGGATGCCCAAGCGATGGCGCAATTGTTCAACAGCGATCTTCCCATGTGCGCCGCAGTGGTCATGCCGCAAATGATGCAGACCACTTACGGTGCCGCCATGAGAAGCGCATGAACAACATCGGCATCACCATCATCGACGTCATGCGCGACATGAGCGTCGAGCCGACCCCGGAATTGAGTTGGACCGTCGGCGATGCGGTGCGCGACCTCTGGTACCAGCGCTACGGGATTCTGCCGGAAAAGCAGCTACGGCCGAAAACCTACGACCAGGGCAGCCACTGCTTTGCCATCTACCCGGAAAGCATGCGCGCGACCATCGTGCGCATTATCGACGGTTGTCAGACGGAGATTGAGCGACAGGGAAAATTCGACTTCTGAAAATGGCGCCGCTCGTTTGTTCTGACGGGGGGGAGGGAACGAGGATCGAGCGGCGCCTTTAGTAACACGCTGGGGATGTGCGTGTATCTTGCACGTTCAAGAAACGCGCATGACGATACAGAGTTCCAACGTTCCAGAAGTTCTTACGTTGGGCCAGTGGAAGGGCCTCAATCAACAAGGCCGCCGCGGTTCCATAGACGACAACGAGGAATGGTGGAACCTCAATTTATTTGCTGTCGGTCCGGGCAACTTCAGATCGTGCTGGGGGCCGTCGGCGGCGATCTATACCGCGCCGGCCGGCTACACCATCCGCCGAATCTTTTTTGGTTACGTCGGCAACCCGCCGACCGCGACGCAGCCGCCGCCCGGCCGTCTCGGCTGGATGTTTCTCGACAACGGAACCGCGCAGGGCTTGGTGGATCAGGTCGACCTCGACACCGGCACGGTCACCCGCGTCGGTCAAATCTGGCAACCCATCGCCCCGAAATATTGGGCCGATGCCGTGGTCTGGCGACCGAGCTTTTTCGGCCAGATCGCCGGGCAGGTCGGCGGCGTGCTGTTTGGTTCCCCGCAGGGGTTATATGCTTGGGATGGTCAGACGTTGACGTCGCCGGGTGAAGTCGCCCCGGACTGGCTGACAGATGCGGCCGAATCGCCGCCGCTGCCGCTACCCGGCCCGACCATCATGCCAAGCGGCTTACCCGGCATCTACTGCATGGAAGTGTATGAAAGTCGGCTATGGGTCGCCGGAAAGGACGTTATCAGCTACAGCGCGCCGGCGAACGGCGCCGACTTCTCGACCGTCAATGGCGGCGGCAGTTTCGGGTATTTCGGGAACAAATTAACTTACAGCTTCATGTGTCTAAAGGCGTCGTCCGGCTATCTGTTCGTTTTCGGCGACAGTTCCACCGACGTCATCTCCAATCTGCAAATGACCGGCGGCGGGACCATAACGGACCCGTACACCACTAGTTTTACCTATCAGAACGTCGATCCGCAGGTCGGCCAACGCTTCCCGCGCTGGGTCGGCCAGCTTGGCAAATATTTTACCATGTACAACGGTGCCGCAATTTTTTTCATGGCCGGTTCCGACGCCCAGGCCATCGGCCAGAAGGTAACCAACACTTACGTCACGCTCGACACCTCGCAGTATTACCCGACGATGGCGCCGGCGACGATGTTCGGGTTCCGGGTGATGCTGTGCAATGGCCGCTTCACCGACCCGTGGGGCGTCACCCGCTCGATGATCCTGATGTATCACCCGACCGGCGGCGGCTCGCAGGGCTTCTGGTCGGTCGCGCATCAGAATCTGGAACTCACGCATATCGGCTATTACGAGGATAACAGCGTCATCCAGCCGTATGGAACCGACGGCACCTCGTTATATCGCTTGTTCGACCATCCCGACCCGAGCTTGCCCAAGCGGCTCAGCACCAAGGCGCTGAGAGGACACGACATTGCCGAGCTGGTGATTAAAGATTTCAAAAGACTTTATTTGGAAGTGCACGACATGAGCGGCGAGGGCTGGCAGCGCAAGGCGGGCGACAGCCAATCGATTGTTTCGGTTCCACGTCCGCCGGTCGGCGTGTCGTTCACCGGCAACCAAAAATCAGGAGGTGGAACTCAGGGCGGGGTTCAAGATGTCGGTTTTGATTTGGTGGGCGGAAAAATCTACGATATTATTCCATTTGCCACCAACGGTGGCGGCATCTGGACGCAGATCGATCTCGACACTCTGTCGCCGGATTTCGTCATCGAGCGGTTACACATCGCCGGTGAGCAACGCACTTTCTGGGGCGCTTAGGCTCCAGAAAGTTAGAAGAACAAAACAAGGAGAAAATAAAATGGAAATGACCAGAAACCGTCGCCGTCGCCGCGGACGCAGGACTCGCCGGTACTTCTCCAATGGCGCGTAGTCATCGGCTCAAGCAAACAAGACGCGCTAGGCGCATCAGAGCGAGAAAAAGCCGCCGGAGGCGCTGATGCCCCGGTATGGCTCACGCAATACTCTCAATCTGCGCAGAGCAATGAAACAGAAATCGTGGCGACTGCCGCGATGGCGCCCGCGTCTTTACAGCTATAGGAA